ACTCTTGTTGATCATATTTAAAAAGTAATTTATCAACATCAACTTCAACTACAGTATGATTTTCTTTAATAATATTAACTGCTCTATCACTTTTGTTTTTTTGTTCTATAGTGTTTCTATAAATTTCTTCGTATTGACTCTCGTCTACTGTATTCAATAACATTAGTCGCCTTGTTATTTTTTCATAAAATTCTGTATTTTCTAAAGGTGTGGATAAATGATATATTACGTTAGTACTTATGATGTCCATATGACCTAAGCTAACGAATCTCTGTGGTGAATGTATTTCTGGCTTTACTAACAGTTTAGTAAATTCTGTTTTATCTCGCCATTTAGTATTTGCTTGTTCTTGTAACACATTATTAACATGTGTTTCCCATGACATATCTTTAATAAACCATCTGTGATAATCATCGGGTCTGAAATGAAAAAAGTCTCCGTCACCTTTGTCATTGTATTCACCATCTTCAGTAATTTTCTTTACTGTAAATCTAGGACGTAAAGGTGCTAAGGCAAAATCTTTGTGCAGGTTGAATAACCATAAAAATGTATTTCCGTAAAATCCTTGTGTATGTAAACACACGTGACATTCAATTTGTTTCATTTATTATATCCAGTTTATAATACCACGAACAGCTAAAGCAAAGTACATTAGTTCCATTAATGCTCTTGGTATGTCTTTGTCTTTGTATCCCATATATACCCATATGCTACAACTAAAACAGGCTATACCCCAACCCATCCATTGATACTCTGCTTGTCCACCACTAAGTAAAAAAGCACTTGCCATAGCTAAAATAAAACCTAACCAACGAAAACCATCTATGTCTTTGTAGTATCTTATTTTCATACTGTTATTTATGTTTGGTAGCTCTGAGTAGATTCGAACTACTGACCTTCCGAATATGAGTCGGATGCTCTAACCAACTGAGCTACAGAGCCACTTGTTGTAAGTGGTAGTCCCTAGGAGAGTCGAACTCCTCTTTCCAGGATGAAAACCTGGCGTCCTAACCGATAGACGAAGGGACCATATGGCGCGAATGAAGGGACTCGAACCCTCGACATCCTGCGTGACAGGCAGGCACTCTAACCAACTGAGCTACATCCGCTTATTAGTTAGTATTATAAGTTATCTTTAAGTATTTGTCAACACCAAGATTCTTTTTTATCGCCGTAATATTCTCTAGCAAATCCATTATCAAGAAGCATGTGTCTTAAACTTTTGCCATCAATAATAATATCACCTAACACTCTGCCACCAAACTTATCCCATTTAGCAATTGCTACTTGTAGCTTTGTAGATGCGTTAAGTTTATCTTTAGTAAATTGTGAGGCTTTTTCACCCCATGCGGCTTCTCTTTCACATTCAGCTCTCCAACCTTTTTCAGGTGTATCAACTCCATAAACACGAATACTTAATTCCTGTTTAAGTGGTGCTGGTAGAAAGTCTGCTCTAAATGCAACCGTGTCTCCATCAATAACTCTTGTGATTTCAAAGTCATATACTTCCATTGCAATATCTTTTGCAAAAGATGGAAATGCTATAACTGCACAAAATAATATTGTTATTAGTTTTTTCATAATATTCTCCTATACAGTTATTTATGTATTTAATATATCTATGCTATTTTAATTCATAATAGTTGCCATCAGCATCATCAGGGTTTTTACCTTGATAATCTCTAACCGCAGCTTTAATTGCGTCTTCAGCTAATACACTACAGTGAATCTTAACTGGAGGTAATGCTAATTCTTCAACTATTGTTGTATTTTTAATTTCACTAGCTTGTATTAAATTCATACCTTTTAGCATAGTTGTCACCATACTTGAGCTAGCAATTGCACTGCCGCATCCATATGTTTTAAACTTTGCATCTTCTATAATACCATCTTCTGTTACTTTAATTTGTAACCTCATTACGTCACCACAAGCAGGAGCTCCTACCATACCTGTTCCTACGTTTGTAGCATTAGCATCCATTTTACCTACATTCCGTGGGTTATTATAATGGTCTAACACTTTTGCCGAATATGCCATAAGCCTATTCTCCTATAAATATTTTATAAATTGTGTGTTGTACAAACCTTTTTTACGTTTATACATTTTTACATAATCAAGTAAAAACTTCTTCAATCTAAACGAACTCATTATGCCTAGATAATCTGTAATAACAGTAGGACTTGTATACCAATTGTCATCTACTACTATATGATCTACTTCATTATTTGCATACGAGAATTGCGTATCCTGCGAATATGCTTCTGTCAGTTCCTGACGTTTTTGTAAAAATAGTCTTTCATGATCTTCTGGTTCTCCTAAGATAACATTGTTATCATACTTGTTTAGATTGTCTGCTAAATCGTGATGTGCAAAATTTAATTGCCACATATACTTTAGCTTACCATCTTCCCATGCTTTAAGATACTCTTTATGATACTTTCCAAACCATTCTTCTTTCCAACCTTCAATATGACTATGTTCATTAGCCCATGATTCTGATTGCTCAGTAACATCATTTGCTGTTTCAATCCATGCAAACGCATAGTTTGTAATATAGAAAAATAGCTGTTCTTCTATTGTATTGTCAACTAAGATTGTTTTATCTGCTTTAATAATATTATCTGGGTTAGCTAAGTTTCCACTATAGTTACTCCAAATAGCTGTATCAAAGTCTTTCATAACATCTTCGAGTTTTGCAAATGGGTCAACAGTTCCATATTCAGTTTTATCTAGTTCTTCAAAAGAATCATTAAACTGTTTATGTAACGGATGGTTTCCATCTTCAATAACTATGCCGCCGATGTGATTATGTTGAGGTCGAAGATACCCATCTGTAAACGAGTATACGTCTGGCCCAATATTCATTTCTTGCGAAAGCCACCAATGTATTCCTGATGCACTTCCTAAATTATTTTGATATATTGCTAATTTCATTAATTGTCCTATTTGGTGGAGGTAACCGGGATCGAACCGATGACCTATTGCTTGCAAAGCAATCGCTCTCCCAACTGAGCTATACCCCCATTAAATTTTACTCTTCAAAGTATTTATTCAATACTTCAAGATGATCATCATATTTTGCAATTAAACCCAATTGTTCTTCAATTGCATCAATAATATCTGGATGTTCACCGATACCTACTGATTGATTTAAATACACATGGACGTTAGCTTTATGTTTTGCAATCTGTCCTTCTGCATGAGCTTTTAGTGCTTCTAGTAGATGTTGTTTCATTTTAAAATCCTTTCGTATTTTCTCTTTTTGTTCTTCTTCTCTTTGTGTGTCCTAATATATAGCATGTTTCAGCCCGGCAGTCCAATTGCCGTTTCTCCTTCTATTGGTGCCCTCGGAGAGACTCGAACTCTCACGTCTTGCGACACAGGTTCCTAAGACCTGCGTGTCTACCAATTCCACCACAAGGGCCTAAGTATCTGGTGCCGTTACACGGATTCGAACCGCGGACCTACTGATTACAAATCAGTTGCTCTACCAGCTGAGCTATAACGGCATAGTTAAGTTACGTTTTTATTTATCAACTAAAAACGGATTCTTTTATTTGTATAACTTTTGGTAAAATATCAATACCTAGTTTTGTTTCGAAATCATCTGTCCAAGGATCAACTCTAGATTCTTTAAGATGTTCTAGCATATCTAGAATATCATCGTGCTTAATATCTTCATACCATAAGTCGGTTGAAGTGTCACCCATTATTGTAATTCCGGAAACATTTGTTTCACGTAGTTTCTTACTATAACCTGTGTATCATTATCAACTGTTTCAGTAATTACTGAATTAGTACCTTTTACCCTAACTTCTTCTTTTGCTAGTTGTAGCAATTCACGTTTGTTAAGTTTCTGTACTGTTGTTAAATCAACTACGTTACTTGTAAGAGCACTAATTACATAATTGCTTACATCTTGTTCACTCATCGGAACTTCGATTTTAGCTTTAATGCGTTTTACTCCATCTTTATATTCTGTTGCTCTCATAATTATTTTTTAACCATTATTTGTGTTTCTATTAGCCTTACTTTTACTTCCTATTAAGTACTAATATACTAGTAAGATGAACTTTTGTCAACCAAAATGTCTTGTTTTATTAAAGTTTTTTAGATTTGTGGGTTTTACCAAGAACTGAGTGCAGCTCTTACCCATATTGCAGTAGATCCGTCATAATCTGCATTTGCTATGTATATGTGTGATGAATCAGATGCTATGTCACCTTTTTTGTCGCCTAAACTACCAATATTAGTAGTTGGAACACTACTTCTTATCATTGAAGTTGGATTAGTTAGATTTGTAGTAGATGCAGGTGAAGCTGTAACTTTTGTTCCAGTTTCTGCTAATCCAGACATACCTGGTTGTGATTGTGCAATTCTAGGACTTCCAGAACTGGATTCTTGTACTGTTTGTGTATTACGTTCAGTGTAACCTATAACTCTATTACAATGATCGTATATTGGTTCTCTTTCAGATAATGGTACTGTTGGGTCACCATCATTTTCTAACCTATTAATCATTTCAGGTTCTAATAGATAATGAAATATATTGTTCCCATCACTATCAACATCGTAACCTTTTAAGCTATTATAAACTGATTGTAAGTTACTTGCATACTGTTGACTTTTTGCAAGTGTCATGTTATCTGTATCTATTGCAACACCAACACCTGTATTAGTTCTTTCTTGAGGTGCAAATAAACTACCACCTTGTCCGCCTGATTCTGTACCTGAAAAATTGTTTTCAAATTCAATTAAGTTTCCAATATCATTTTTAAATGCATTCAAATCATTTATAATATTATTTTTGACTGCATCTGGTAAATTTGCTAGGTTGTTAAGTTGTCCTCCTAGTTTTTGTAATAGTCCACCTGTAAATAAGTTTGGATTAAATTTACCATCAGTGCCAATACATCCACCAATATCGCCATCTGCAATTTGACCTAATGTATCAAGTATATCTTTACCAGCACCTGTAAAACTTCCCATTGCATCTTTTAATACATTTGGAATAGCACGTGGAACAACTGGTGTACCACAGAAGTTAATCATATTAGCAATAGCCGCAAATTCTGCTATGGCTGCATTTAATCTTCCTAGTGCATTATCAATGTTAGTGTGTGCGATAAATTCGTCTAATGCATTTTCTGCTTCTTGTAATGCATCTTTTAAATCTTCCAAGCCTGCAGGTATCTCAGGTATTAATCTACCTATGTTAATCTTTAAGCATATTTGCAAATTTGGGAGTTTTATGCCGTTTCCGGCTAGTAGGCTACAAATGATTTCTTTCAAGCTGTACGCTTGTGTTTGAGCTGTTACAGTACCAGAATTTAGGTCTATATCAGCACCAGTAGGAATGTCAACAGTTGTTCTATTGATATAATCACTAGCGTCTTTTATTCCATTTACAAAATCATTTGCCATGTTATTGTCCTATGTACACATCTGGACTACCCGAGCTTGCATCCGGTCCACAATGTGGAGGAATAGGACAAAGGTTGTCTGCACCGGCTGGGTTGCCATTTAGTACAACTAATTTTCCACCTACAAATACATTTTTACACCTAGCACCAAGACTACCGCCACCGTGACTATTTGTATCACCGTCAACGCTAATTGGTTGTGTATTTACATGGATATTCTTATGTGCTAGTGCATTTGTACTTGCACCGCATATTCTAGAATCTCCGTTTCTATGTACCTGAGGCATTTGCTACTGTTAATCCTGTACTTTGTTTAATATACATGTCGCTTGCATCTTTTGCAGATTTAACTACACATATAATATTATTTATCTTTAATTTGATCTTAGTATCTGGAGTAACTGTAAACATATAAGGTGCTAACGCCATCCCATTCTGGGCGGCAATTAGTATGTAAGGTTTTGATACTATAACGTTAGTATCGTTTTCTGAGTCTAAACGTGCGATCATTTCTTCACCTGAAGAAAGTTTTATACTTACTACATCGCCGTTAGTGTAAGGTGTTTCTATTAACATATATTATCCTTTATAGTGAATGACCAGTTCCATTGTAGTTTGTATCTTCAATGTACTTAATCATTTGATCATACCCACCAATTTTATTACCGGATATGATTATTTGTGGGAATGTTCTGGCACCTGGAAAGGTTTCCATAACATCTTCTCTTGTAAAGTCTTCGTCTAGTTGCTTGTATTCGTAAGCAAATCCACGTGACTCGCATAGTGCTTTAGCTCTTACGCAATAAGGACATGCTGTTTTGCCGTAAATTGTTATCATTATAAGCTCATTCCTGAAAATGTATCTTCTGATACGTCTTTTTTAACACCGCCAATAACATAACTACTAATTTCTGTTTCCTGTGGTGCTACTTGTACTTCTGCTCCACTAATCCATTTAGCTGTCCATGGTAGTGGGTTTGCTTGTGGTGTTGTATATGGACATTTCATTCCTAATGCTGTCATACGTTTACAACAAATCCATTCAATGTAATCGTGTAATAGTTGTGCATTAAGACCAATCATACTACCGTCTTTAAATAGATAGTTAGCCCATTCTTTTTCTTGCTCAACTGCATCAACAAACATTTGTGAAACTTCTTCTTTGCATTCTTCTGCAATTTTTGCAAAGTCTGGATCTTCTTTTGTTAATACTTTTGAAAGTAAATATTGTGTACTTGCTAAGTGAACATTTTCATCACGTGCAATAAATTTAATAATTTTAGCATTACCTTCCATTTTCTTAAGTTCTGCGAATGCCCAAGAGCAAGCAAAACTAACATAGAAACGAATGCCTTCTAATACGTTAACACTATTTGTACACATCCAAATTTTCTTCTTTAGTTCATACAAACTGATTTCAATTGTTTTGTCATTGACTTTGTGTGTTCCTTCACCTAACAATTGATAGTACTGTGAATACTCAATAAGGTCATTGTAATATTTAGATATGTCATCTGCACATTCTACAATTTCTTTACTATCTGCTAATTCATCAAATACTATTGTAGGATTATTATAGATATTACGAATAATATGTGTATAGCTACGTGAGTGGATTGTTTCACTAAATGTCCATGTAATAATCCAATTTTCTAGTTCTGGTAAACTAGTAATAGGACCAAATGCTTCAACTGGTGCTCTACCTTGTACACTATCTAAAAGAATTTGTCTTTTAAGATTACTTGTAAAAATATGCTGTTCATGTTGAGTTAAGTCTTTAAAATCTTTTGAGTCTTTACTTACATCAACTTCTTCAGGTCTCCAAAAGAAACCTAACTGCTTATCTGTAAGTTTATCGAACTGTTTATACTTAACAGTATCGTATCGTTGAAACCCAAGATCTCCGTCTAGAAATGCGTTTGCTTCAGTATGGTATTTTTCGTTATTTACGTTTAATATTGACATGTTGTTAATCCTTATATCACACAACTTTCGCAGTAGTCATCATACTCTTCGTCCGTGTTAAATTCATCTCTACCAAGCATCTGCTCGGCATTCTTCTTATCAAAGTCAATTTCACCTTGACCATCATATGTGTTAAAATAGTATAATTGTTTGCCGCCATACTTGTAAAACATTACAAGATGTTGTAACAAAACACTCATTGGTATCTTTTCTTCTTCATAAAATTCTGGGTTGTAGCTTGTATTAACACTGATGCCTTGATCAATATACTTTTGTAATACTGCCATAATTTTTAAGTAACCTTCTGGACTACGCTGGTCCCACAGTAGGTCATATTTGTTCTTTAAGCGTGGATAACCAGGAACCACTTGCTTTAGTACTCCATGTTTACTTTGCTTAACACTAACAAATGCACGAGGCGGTTCAATACCGTTTGTGCTGTTACTAATTTGTGCTGATGTTTCTGCAGGCATAAGTGCCATTAGAGTTGAATTACGGATACCTGTTGCTTTAAGTTGTTTACGCAATCCTTTCCAATCTTGTCTTTCTTTGTGAGGTACTAGCTCATCTAATTCTTTTTTGTATGTTTGATTAGGAGTAATTCCATCGCCATATCTTGTTTCGTATATGCCGTCAATGTTTCCCTTATCAATGGCTAAATCTGCACTTGCTTTAATTAAGTGATAACTCCATGCTTCTGCCCATTCGTCTACTAATGCTAATCCATCCTTGTCAATGTCTTGATAGTTTAAATCATGCTTTGCTAACCAAAATGCAAAGTTAATAATACCAACACCCAATGGGCGTCTTTTCATTGTGCTTAGTTCTGCTGCTAATACTGGATAGTTTTGATAATCTAATAATTCATCTAGTCCACGCACTGCAAGTCTACATACTCGTTCAAAATCTTTTGGTGTTTTAATATTACCCCAATTAATTGCACTTAATGTACATAAACTAATTTCTCCATGTGTGTCACTGAAAAAAGATAATGGCTTAGTAGGCAAGTTAATCTCACAACATAAGTTGCTTTGTTTAATAGGTGCTACTTCTGGCTTAAACGCTCCATGTGTATTTGCATGATCCACATTCATTAAGTAAATGCGTCCTGTGTTTTTGCGTTCTTCCATAAACTGTCCAAATAGTTCTGCCGCTGGCATAACTTTCTTTCGTGTTACTGTACGCTCTGCTTCTTCATATAATTCTTTAAATTTGTCTTGATCTTGAAAAAATGCATCATATAACCCAGGAACATCATTAGGTGAGAATAAACT